GTTAAAAAAGTTTATGGAGAAAATAGTGACCAATATCAGAAGCTATCAAGCCAATTGGGTAAGTCTTCTTTATAGCGTTGTCTTTCCCATATAGAAACTATCTTGTCAACCATATCTACTTTGCTTAAAACTACACGAGCACCACGATGTAGTGGCTTGGGCCAAGCATTTATCTCTACCCACGCATAGCCAGCTGTTTCATTATTAGTAACTGGAATAAATTCTTCAAAAACAGTAACACAATATGTATGATATGTAAATTTTTTATCATCACTTACAAATGTGTGTATGGGATATACTTTTTCTATATCAGGCAAGTCTCCCATTTCTTCTCGACACTCACGCAATAGTGTCTCTATAGGACGTTCTTTCTTTTCACTTTTTCCTCCCCAGAAACTCCAAGTAAGTGGATGACTTACTGTCTTACTACGTTGCTGTAGCATTAATCTTCCTGTATTGAGAGATAAAAAACAACAACCACTAGCTGTTAGCATTATAGATATATTCTCCAAAAACCACTATTATAGGTGCCTTCATATGCATTTATCCACTGTGAACCATTCCATTTTAATTTATCCATAGTAACTGTGTTAGTAGTATAATTTAACGTTGCATTACTGCTGGCATCAAAATCAACACTCCATATAGTACCATTATACTGAATAATGTCGTTCTTCTTAGCAGATATAGTGCCCCACTCGCCACCACTAGGTACTTCGTCAAGAACAAGATATCTATCTCCATTAGTGGCCGCAGTTAATGTACCATCACCTGGATAACTACTTTGTGGATTTATAACTGCATCAACTGCGGTTTGAGTATCTGCAGGTATAGTATTAGTGTCTAATGTTACAGTAAGTGTGTCAATTGAACTGTCACCAGTAAGCCTACCAATAATATCAGTGGTCATATCACTAGGATCGTCTGTTTGTTTAAATCTAATTTGGCTTACACTGTTTCTAAGTTCAGCACCATATTGTTTAAAGATAGTTTCCCAATTCAATCCAGCTTCAACAGCACCATTTTTTCCTAATATTTGAGCAGTAGCTTCGCCATTCGCATTAACAGAAAGTTTTACTTTGTTATCAACTGCTACTACTGTGTAGCTAGTTGTGATAGCATTAATGTCATTGAGCACCTTAATACTGTCAGCATCACCAGTAGCAACTTCATGTAAGTTAGTAATAATAGTATGAATCATACTACTCTTGTTTACTCTAGCTGGCGGATTAATTAAGATTGGCATTTCAAAAATTAAACTACTAATGTCAATAATATCATCAACACCACTTGGAATACCACGGTTAGTCCATTGTGTATTAATAAGTTCAACAACACTTAAACTGCTCCAATCCAATGGATTGTTAGTTGTATGTATATTGAGACTTGGATTGAATAATACTAGTATTTGTTCTAGCATTTGCATTTTTTGATCTGTATTACTAGTCCATAGATCAGTTTGCATTCTTAACGTATAAGGTACTGGCATGTGACGTTCTAATGTATACACACTGCCTTGGCGATTTTCATAACTGTTAGTATCAGTATTATACTCTTTTTCAATAACAGTCATTTTCTCTTCAAATTGAGGAAACACTCGCTTGTTTACATCTGGTTGTAAATCAGTAACATAACAACTAATAAAAGGCACAGTGCTTAATGTGTTTTCACTGTTTTCTCTTTGTATATGTGCGGCCATACGATTAATATCACCATAACGAACTGGCGTTGTGTGATATATTGGTTCTCCCTGGTCAGTGTATCCTTTAACATACTGAAAGCCAGCAAACAATCTAATAAACTGCTGAATATAGCGTCTAAATTGTTTGTCATAAAAATATGGTACAGCGGTTATATTTGTCATATTACTATTTACCCACGCCTACGTGTTCTAGTTCTAGGATATATTACTCCTGTTGTAGGCTTAGTGTTTACGTCTTTGTTGTATGTGTTGAATGCCATGTTACCTGATGTCGCTCTGTGATTCTTCCACAGTGCTATTCTATCAATGTCTGAACCGTCTAGGCTTACTCTTGTGTCGGTGGTTGCAGTTATGCCTCCTGCTGTGTCTGCCATTAATCCTGTGACAGCATTGTTTTGTAAATATGTTCTTGCCTGTGACTGTGTGAGTGTAGGATATATTTCTGCTAAACAAGCCAACATACCTGTTACGAACGGCGCACTATAACTTGTTCCTGATCCAGACTGTACTGTGTCCCAGTTTGGTGTATTTGCTTCCTGTCCTGGATACGGAACACCAAAAGCAATGGCACCTGACTCTCCTGCTCCAAAGACACCAACACCTGCGGCATATACATCTACACCAGGACCCCAACTGCTAAAGTCTGCTTTGCCGTTATCTGCTTTAGTGCCTAACGCACCTACACTGATAGCACCGTTGAATGAATAGGTGTCGCCACGATGGTAATAATCTCTGAATGGATAATAACCTCCAAAGAAGTAGTTCCGGTTTGCATAAGCGGCTTCACTAACAATGTAGTTGTCCCAGTTGTCGCCACCAGGCAAATCAATGTATCTGTTGTCGTTGCCGCCTGACGATACCACAATGATACCTTCTGTTATAGCATCTTGCTGATCACTATCAGGTGCTGGAGCATTTACAGTAAAAGTTTGATCGCTGGTCCAGTCTTTGTCACCTGGGCCAATGCCTCTTGCTGTTAGTTCTGCTTCTGATAGATCATTGCCTGTGCCGTTGTCTAAAGTTACACCCTGGAAGTGGATTAAAGCGGCACCGCCACCTATCAAATTTTCTGTCCCCAAACTCACATTCACAATGGTAGGATTCTTCCTGCCTGTTGCTGGATTCACTGCTTTGGTTCTGTGGAACTCTCTGATGTAGGCAAAGGTTCTATCTGTACTGCCACCGCCTGACTTTGAGCGTTCGTAAACTTTGTCAAACATATAGATGTTGGCATCGTTAGCAAGTCCATATAGTGTGCCTGCCGCATAACTTGTGACTGCCGTGGGATGATTATCTTCTGCTGAATAGTTGTCACGAGCGTCTGCGTTGCTGTATGTGTAGTTTGTTCCACCGGTAATTGTGTTGTAGTGTTGACCCCAGTTATAGTCTACTACTCTACTTGAATAATCTGCGTGGTCGCTAAATGTGTCTACTTCAACAATAACAATGTCTACATTTTTACCACTTGCTGAATATGTTACACTATCATCAACATACCTGTCTGTTAGACTTGCGGCTGTTGATGACCAATTGGTTCTATTTGTGGTTTCAATGTGTCTTGGTATACCCCAATTTCTATGGTCAACAGTATACCTGATTCCTGTTGTGCCATTTGCTTTTGTGAATGCCGCCGTGCCGCTTGGGACACCTTTGTCAAATCTACCAGTAAAAGTACTTGCTGGTTTATCTACGATTCTGTCCAAAACACTCTGTGGTACAACTACTTCTACTCTGTCGTCATCGGCTACTTCTTGTGCTTCTTCCATTGTGAGCATATAGCCTGTGGTTCTTGAAGTTGGTCGTCTGTGAGTGCATTCAATCTGTCTATCTGGAATGTGTAAAGCACCACCTGGTGTTTCCATGTCATCGTAGAACGCCTTTGAGTCCTCGCCCTTCTTAAGTGTGACCTGAAACAGTTCCACCTTAAGACTCCAGTTGTACGAGATGTAGTGTGACCGTGATTGATGTGGATGCCGAGTCACCGATCTTGTTGGTGACCTTGATTGGTATGTTGGTGGTCACAGTGGAATCATCATTGTATCCGATGGCGCCAGGTGATATCAACACCGTTTCAGCACCCGTTGTGATCACTTCCGCTATCACGCCTGCGTCAGCGGTTGGGTCAACACCTTCCGCCCTTGAGGCATCTGCGTCCCTGTCCTGGTTACTGGTGTACACTATGACCCTTGCCGCGTGTGATGTCTGTACCTTGTAGAGAGCGTAGCCGATGAATCCCGTGATGTCTATGTCCGTGGTACTGCCATCCTGTATTGATGCGGATCCTGCCTTGGTGGTCCTTGACTGGAGCCCAGATCCACCTGATGCCGTGATCGTGATCGTGCCATCCGAGTTGGCAGAAGTGGTAATGCCCGTGCCGCCTTGTATGTAAAGTTGTCCGCCGTCTGCTATGGCGATGCCAGCGGAATCATCAC